TCGTCAGAAAAAACCCATAATTGTTCATATGGAACAAGGAAAAAATAGTGCTCCAGATTGGTTGTTTGGCACTATTCCTCATCAAACCATTTTCTCGTCATGGGACGACATTAAAGAATATTTAACACACATCAACTCTTCAGAAAATATAGATACCTATAAAAGATGGTATTTTTTCTCGGTATAAAATGCCTAAATATTATGTTAAGTCTGGTCAAATTAAATTTATTATAGATGCCGCCGATCATCTGGCTGCAATTTTCGCAGCACTACAGAGATATAAAGGGAGGGGTGTTATGACAGGACCAAAAATTTGTGTCAGTGAGACGGGGTTTGATGATTTTAAAAACTGGAAATGTTATGATACTGATGAGTTCTTGAAAGGAATTAAATAATCTGATATGCAAAAAATAGTAAACGAAGAAAAACTAGATTTCAATGACGTATTGATCGTGCCACAAAGATCTACTCTTACTAGTCGATCTGATATTCATGTAGATAGAACATTTAAGTTCTATCATTCTCCGAGAGAGTGGACAGGCATACCGATTATTTGTGCCAATATGAGTTTTAGTTCTTTTAGAATGGCAGATGCTCTTAGTCGTCACAGAATGATAACCTGTCTCCACAAGTACCACACAACAGAAGAACTCATTAATTACTTCTATTCTAGTCATAATCATGACTATGTATGGATATCTATAGGATACAAAAAAGCAGATATTAATAATTTAATAGAGTTTAAAAATAAAACCAACATACAACCTAATATATGCATAGACGTACCAAATGGACATATGGATGTATTTGTGAAATATTGTAAGAAGGTTAGAGAACATTTTCCAGAATCGATTATTATGGCTGGCAATGTAACCAATACATCATCTACACAAGAACTACTAATATACGGTGGAGTAGACATCATCAAGGCAGGCATAGGTGGAGGCTCCGCGTGTACAACTAGGTTCCTAACAGGCTGTGGTGTGCCGCAATTGTCGTGTTGTTTAGAAAATGGATATGTTGCCCACGGACTTCAAAATGGAGAGAAAAAACTCGGTAGAATTTGCTCCGACGGAGGACATAAAACCGTAGGGGATGTATGCAAAGCACTATGTGCGGGATCAGACTTCGTGATGCTAGGCGGTTATTTTGCCGGGTCAGAAGAGTGTGATGGAGAATGGGAGTATGATAAGTCTGTAGACAAGATTGTTGCTAATATTGATAAATACAAGGATAATCTAGTTTCTCTATGCGATCAGTCTAATCTGGTAAATAGCAGAAAAACTAAATTTACATATTATGGTATGAGTACACATCACGCTCAAGAGATGTATGAAGACCATATAAAAACGTATAGAGCTTCAGAAGGCACCAAAATAGTCGTTGATTATAAGGGACCTGTTGAGTGTGTGATACAAGAGCTTTTGGGTGGTATTCGGTCATGCTGTTGTTATATAGGTGCAGGGTCTATTAAACACATGCCAAAGTGTGGTCAGTTTTGCAGAGTTAGTTCCGTTCATTCAAATAAAAATCCAATCTTAGGTGTTTAATATGTCTATTAATTTATATGCTCCTATCAATACTACCGGCTATGGCATTGCCTCTTTAAATATTCTTAAGGCATTACTACCATATGTTCATGTAGACTATTTTCCGATACATAATCCAATGGTCACGAACAAAGAAGATTATGATATTGTATTAACCTTATTAAATGAGAGCATAGAATTTGATCCAGCAGCACCATGTCTTAAGATATGGCATCAATTTGACCTAGCATCACGTATAGGAAACGGCAGATATTATGCGTATCCATTTTTTGAATTAGATACCCTAAACACACTGGAACAAAAGCACCTGTCTGTACCAGATGAGTTGTTTGTCTCTAGTGAATGGGCTAAAACTATCTTAGTATCTAATGGAGTTAGACAGCCGATTCATATTGCTCCTTTGGGAGTGGATAGACGCATCTTTGATGACAAGATTGAAGTACCAAATGTACCATCCAAAGACAAATATGTTTTTATTACTATAGGTAAATGGGAAGTTAGAAAAGCACACGATATTTTACCAAAAATTTTTAAGCTAGCTTTTCCCACAGAACAAGATGTTGAATTATGGATAGTAGCCTCAGAACAATCCTCATATTCGTCGAAAGAAGAAATACAGAAATGGAAAGAATTATATGGTGAAGATCCTAGACTTAAAGTTATTCCTGGTACAGAAACTCAGGAAGAACTAGCTAGACTTATTCAACAAAGCGATTGTGGTATTTATATTTCCAGAGCCGAAGGATGGAATATGGAATTATTGGAAACCATGTCCATGAATAAGCCAGCTATTGCAACCTTTTATTCTGCACATACAGAATTTTGCAATCCCCAAAATGCTTACTTAGTAGATATTTCAGAGACAGAAAAAGCGTATGATGGTAAAGCATTTACTGGCCAAGGTAATTGGGCCAAAATAGGCCAATCACAAATAGATCAAACTATAGATTATATGAGACATGTTTATAAAAATAAGATTAACACCAATAGTGCTGGTTTAGATGCTGCGAAACTACTGTCGTGGCAAAATACAGCACAAATTATCTCTGGGTGTATACTTAATTAGCTATTTTACTAGGAGATACTATATGCCGATACCCTCGCCTAAAGACGATGAAAAAAGTACTGATTTTGTTGCTCGCTGCATGGGTAGCGAGATCATGAAAAAGGACTATCCAGATTCTAAACAAAGAGTGGCTGTGTGTTTAGGACAAACAAAAACAAAATCAGGTTCTCTCCTACAAGAAGTCCATGATAATTTATTAGCTTCTAACTGCTCTTGGGACGATGAGTGGAACGAGTTTGTATGGGAAGTAGAAGCAGATGTAGTTTATGAAGAAGATGAGAAGACCATAGCGGCTGAACACAAAGGCCGAAAGGTTACCCTTAATAAGCCGTTTAGAACTTCAGATGGTCCCAAAAAATTTGCTGTTTATGTCAAAAACGATAAAGGCAAAGTGGTGATTGTACGCTTTGGCGATCCTAACATGAAAATCAAAAAAAATATTCCAGAACGCAGAAAAAGCTTTAGGGCCAGACATAACTGTGATAATCCTGGACCAAAATGGAAAGCAAGATATTGGTCTTGTAAAGCGTGGTAAGGTATTAGTATTCTTAAAAGGAAAGACTTGTTAATCATGAAACCTATCGAAGATTTAATTAAAGAGCAAGAACAACCACTAGACAATACAAATGAAACAGTTATTGAACCAGTAGCGATCTCAGAGGAAATCACCACTGAGGAACCTGCTGAATCACAAGAGGTTGTTAACTATTCATCCGAAGAAGTAGTCTCTTTGCTCAAGCAGTCCTTGAATGTTCACTGGCAGCAAACCACATCATTATCTGCACAGGCCGTACATCTTGATAGATGGGGATATAAGAAACTCGCCGCTATCATTAAGAAGGATGCGGAAGAAGAACACGAACACGCAATGATTAATCTTAAAAGATTAGAATTTTTTGACGTGGACTATCAGCCATTAATAGTTAGTCCTCAATCTTGGACCAGACACGATATGATTGCTATGATCCAATATAATTTACAGTCTGTGAGAGAAGCTGCATCTGTAGAAAAAGCCACGATTGTAGCAGCAAGAGCTGTAGGTGATGAATTAACAGCAAATTCTATGATTCCATTATTACAGGGTAGTGAAAATGGCATAGAAACATACGAAAGTTATCTAAAGCAAATATCACAAATGGGCCTAGACAACTTCCTCGGTCTTTATGTCTAAAAAACTTAATGATATCGTATATGTTAATTATCAGCTAGAGTATCCCATTCCCGATATTGCTAAAGATATCGACTGGAAAAACATACTCGGCAAACCACCAGAAAATGATAGTGATATTACCAAGGGAGAAATCTTAGAAATTTCTTCGCTAACAAAAAAACTATCATATGCAGATAAACTATTGGTATATCAAATAGACGATGACGCTAATGCACTATTATATAAATATATAAGAGAACAAAATATTAGTTTCTCTATGGACTATTTTAGATCTGTATATAGAATAATTAGGCCAATTTTATTAAATATTAAATACTTTTATAATAGACCAAGGCCCTATGATTTGGCTCCGTATTATAATATTCCAATTAATATAATATCAACAGAAACTCATCATACTCCAGCCTACCCATCTGGCCATACGGTGTATACATCTTTAGCCTGTGAAATTATTCGCAAGCAATATCCTAATAATCTAGAAATTAGTACCGCATTAGATAATATAGTCAATATTACTGCTCGTTGTAGAATGATACAGGGTGTTCACTACGAGTCTGATAATCAAGGATCTATAAAACTAGCCAATATTTTATATAACTCTTTATACTCTAAATTAGAAAAGCAATATCATGGATAGAATTTTTTCAATATTAAATGGTATACAGTTTGCTATTTCATCTATGATGAAGGTAGGAGATAGAATCAAAAATATTAATACAGAATGTACTCATTATGGTAGTGAAGGAGTTATAGAGGATATACAGCAACTACCTTATGATATGGGCTATATTGTATCTTATAGAACTACTAATTCTGGCCCAACATGGAAAGCCGATGAGATTCTCAAAAAGACAAAAGATCAACTAGCGCTTGCATTAGATCATATGGAAGAAAAGGACGACGATGCTGAAACCGAAACCGAAGAAGTAATGGAAGAGTTTGATGAATATAAGAACGATCTAATGGGTATGAGTTTGAGTTCATTGAAGGCTATTAAGACTCATGTTGATGCGATACTATCTCAAGTAGAATCTAACGAAACAGTTAGAAAAAATTTGACAGAAACGTGGCTACAGGGTAAAATCGCCGTTGTTGACGATCAATTGCGGTCTATCCACGATTTTGTCATGTACGCAGACGAAAATGACGATACCAGTGATGCCGGATCTAAACCCGGCCTATGGGAAAACATCAGAAAGAAAAAAGAAAGAGAAGGCAAGGACTATAAGCCCGCAAAGCGTGGAGATGAAGATAGACCAGATCCCAAGCAATGGAAAAAGTTGACAAAATAGTTTCGATTCTATAATTTTTAAGGACATAAAGGACCAAGGATAATGACAACAACAAAACAGTTTGATTCTCTAGACTCATATATCTCCCTAGCCAAAAAGACCATTTCTAAGTTTGCTCCAAAGTTCTATAATGGACTATCTAAAGAAATGCTTATGAACGAAGAGGCCATTTCAGATGTGGCTACTGCCATTATGTATGCTGATTGGAGATATGATGAAACTAGAGTGGGTAAGA